GGAAGTGCCTCCGAGGCAGCAAACAATTTAGAAAACTTTATTCAAAAAGTAACTTCGCCATTAGCAATTAAAAACTTTGAAGAAACATTTGGTATCGATTTGAAAAGAGTTTTGCTTGAAGCAGCAGAACAAGGAAAAGACCCAATTCTTGAAGTTATAGATACCATGAGAGTTGCTAGTGGCGGGGATATTTTCAAAGTGTCTGAAGTGTTCCAAGACAAGCAAGTTTTGGCATTCATTAAACCAATGCTCCAAAACTTAAACGAATATGTCAGAATAAAAAACTCCGCTTTAAGTGCAGACGGCATCATTGATAGTGACTTCAACAATATGATGACAACTACCAATGAGCAATGGAAACAACTCCGAATCAATATGAAAGAGTTAGTATTCCCTCATCTGCACGCACCTTTGGAGGCTTTAAATAAATTACTTACAACGATTAACTCTCATCCGATTTTACAAAAAGGTTTATTCTCTGCGATTGTTGGAGTTATCGGTGCAGGTGTAGTTTTGACTTTGGTTGGAACATTCACAATGATGACAGGAAAACTAATCGGCTTTTATGGAACATTCTTGAACCACGCACGAGCATTAACTCCTGTTCTTATGAATAACTCTGTCCAACTTTTGAGATTTCTTGGACTTGGTTCTTCTGCTCATAGTCTTGAAACTGCTTTTAATATTTTTAAAGCAGGCAATAAATTAAACCTAAATTTACCTCGTCACGCATTTTTAGGTTTTGGTGCAGATTTAAGACGTATTAACAACGATTTAAAAGTCGGTTTAATGAGGAGTTTTACCGAACTCCCTGCAAATATTACAAGATCCACAATCGCATTGAAGAATTGGAGCATTGCTGCGATAAAAGGAATTCCATCTTCAATAATTAGTGGTTTAACAGCATTTAAAAGAGGCTTTCTCGCAATTCCCGGTGTAATCAAATCCGCTATTGTTGCTTTTCGCACTTTTTCCCTTACCCTCCTCACAAACCCCATCGGATGGATTGCATTAGCAGTTGCGGGATTAGCCTTTGTTATTTATAAATATTGGAAACCAATTTCAGGATTTTTCAGGGGTATGTGGCAAGGATTAAAAGAGGGATTTGCTCCGTTGATGCCATTATTCCAAAGACTTGCTGTTGTTTTTGCTCCGATTATAAAACCGATTCAAGCCGTTATTAGTTGGTTTAAGAAATTAGTTAAACCTGTAGAAGATACAGGTGGAGCAGCCGAAAAAATGGGTGTTCGTTTCGGTAAAGCAATCGCAAATATTATTGTAAAAATCGTTGAACTAATAACTAAAGTGTTTGAGTTTGGTAAAAAAATAGGCGATATGCTTGCAGGTGGCATTTTATCTAAAATCGGCAAAACAAAAGATGCCATTGGAAAACACGCACAAATTATTAGAGACCACTTGCCACACTCTCCTGCTAAAACAGGCCCACTCAAAGATTTACACAAAATCAAAATCTCGGAGACTATTGCTGATGCAATAAAACCAATGCCAATTATTAAGGCGATGAACAATGCCTTGAACCTGAAAACAGGCGGCACAAAAGCCAACGTGAGAGGTGCAAGTTCAGGTTCAGTTGTCATTAATTACAATCCAACGATTAATTTATCAGGTTCAACCCCATCTGCTAAAGATGACTTTGCTCAAATGCTGAAAAAACACAAAGAGGAAATCTTGAATTTAGTCAGAAAAGAAAACGAAAGAATGTTGAGGTTAGCATACTAATGTTCGCACAACTTGGTGATATAGAATTTGAATTAATAACATATTTCAATGGGATGAACGAATCTCAATCCTATAATTATGCTCAACACGAACGCATAAATCAAAAACCTGTGCTTCAGTTTTTGGGTTTAAATTTGCAGGAACAGGACATCAAGTTAAATTTTCATGCATCTTTTTGCACTCCTGAAGATGAAATAAAAAAACTAAAAGACGTGGCTAATCTTGGCACACCTCTTAAATTCATAAAAGGGAATGGGGACTATGTCGGTGTTTTTGTCATTACAGAAATTGCATCTGTAACAGAACAAGCCACTAATGAGGGTGATTTAATTTCTGTGCAGGTAGACTTAAAACTTCGAGAATATACCGGAGTTATTCCGGAAGACTCTCAAACAGAGGGAGGACTTAAGAAGAAATGACGGAGTTTTATTCTTACATTACTCAAGACAATGACCGATGGGATTTAATCGCATACAAGTTTTACAAAGATGCTAATCGCTATGAGGAAATTATAAAAGCCAATCCCAACATAGAAATAAACCCCACGCTTGTTGCAGGGATAAAACTTAAAATTCCTGTTCTTGAAACTTCCGAAACTATTAAATTTGAACATCCACCTTGGAGAAAATAATGTATAAACCAATATTCAAAATTGAATATAATCAAAAAGACATCACAACTGATGTTTCAAATCAGGTGTTAAATATTGAATACACCGACTTTGAACATGGGCAAAGTGATGAAATAACTATTACCTTTGAAGATACACAAAAATTATGGCAGGGGTCCTGGATCCCTTCAAAAGGTGATTCACTTCGTGTGTTTATTGGTTATGAAGGAGAAAAATTATTAAATTGTGGGATCTTTGAAATTGATGAAATAGAGTTTGCAACACCTCCTGATATTCTTACAGTAAAAGCACTTGCGACAGGAATTACAAAAGCACTTCGTCAAAACAATTCTGTTGCCTATGAAAATAAAACTCTAAAACAAATTGCATCAGAAATTGCACAAAAACACAGTCTTACTTTAGTGGGCGAAATTGAAGATGTGAGAGTTGAAAGAATAACTCAAAATCAGGAAAGAGATTTAACATTCCTGAAGAAGTTAGCTGAACAATATGGATATATTTTCAAAATTGCAGAAGGGAATCTTGTTTTTTATAAAACAGAAAAACTCACAGGCGCTGATGCTGCGAAGATTTTATACAGAACTGATTTATCAAGAATCAGCCTCACAGAAAAAACTAGCAAGAATTATAAATCAGTAACAGTAAGTTATCACAACCCAAAGACAGGAAAAAAGATTACTGCTACTGCTAAAAATGAAAAGTGTGTCAAAGGCGATACTCTTAAAATCAATGAACGATGCGAAAATAAACAACAAGCATTATTAAAGGCAAAAGCAGCTCTTGCAAAGGGTAACAATACCATTGAGGGTTCAATTGATTTGGTTGGAAATCCGAATTTAATTGCAGGGTTGAATGTTGAACTAAAAGACTTGGGTTATTTTTCAGGAAAATATCACATCACTCAAACACGACATTTTATCGATAGGACTTCAGGTTATGGAACAAGTTTGGAGGTTAAATCGTGCTAAAATTCGGAATTGTAACTGCTATCAATCCTTTAACAGCAAAAGCACGTGTTGAATTTGCTGACGATAATATTCTTTCTTATTGGCTACCAATACTTCAAAAGAAAACTTTGAAAGATAAGTTTTATTCAATTGTTGATGTTGGGGAACAGGTTGCTTGTCTTATGGATGAAAATTCAGAAGATGGAGTTATTCTTGGCTCAATTTATACAAGCCTTGACGAAGTCCCTGGAATATCAAAAGACCAACACATCGCTAAATTTGAAGACGGCAGTTTTATTGAATACAACAAAGAAAATCAAATGCTCACTATTGTGGCTAAAACTGTAAACATTGTCGGTGATATTTATCAGACAGGCTTTTTAGAAAATACTGACGGAATTTTATCAGCAACAGACATTACTGATAAAAAATCTTCTATGCAGGCTATGAGAGATATTTATAACGGACACACTCACACAGGTAATCAAGGTTCGCCAACATCTGCACCAAAGGAGGCTATGTAATGACGAATTTGAACGAAATTACCTATGTTGATTGGCAATATAAATTAAACGGAATCGGAAGCATTGCAGAAGGTGTTGAAGATATTAACCAATGCATCGCAGTTATTTTATCAACACAAAAAGGTTCAGTTCCTCATCGTCCGACTTTTGGTTCGGATATTTTGAAATATGTTGATTACCCTGTGAATATTGCAAAGGCAAATATTATCAGAGAAATCATTGATGCAATAACTCTTTGGGAAAAAAGAGTAAAAGTTGATGCCGTAACTGTTGAGATTAATCAAACTCAAATAAATATAAAAGTTCAATGGTCATTAAATGATGGCAAAGTTTCAGATTCTGTGGAGGTTAATTTATGACACAACTTCCTGAACCAAATTTTATCGAGAGAAATCCTGAAACCATTACTAAAGAATGGGTGGAACTTTACGAAAAGAAATCCGGCAAGATTCTTCAACCTGCACAAATTGAACGTTTAATGGTTGATGTCGGTGCTTATCGTGAAACCATTTTAAGAATGAAAATTCAAGAAACAGCAAAGCAAAATTTATTGAGCTATGCTCCTCTTGATATTCTTGAACATATCGGTGAGCCTTTAGGTGTTAGAAAACTTCTAGCAAACTGTTCTGTTACAGATTTAAAATTTAAAGTTGATGAACCTTTAGATTTTGATTTTGTAATCGAAAAGGGAACAGAAGTCGAAACAAAAGATGGTTTGTTTATATTCCAAACAACCCAAGCAGTTATTCTAAAAGCAGGTCAAACAGAAGTTGTTGCAGAGGCATCTTGTGAGACTCCGGGATCTGCATCAAATAATTACATTATCGGTTCAATCAATAATTTAATTACACCTTTAAGTTATATCAGCGAGGCTGAAAACGTAACGATATCCGCAGGTGGTGCAGATGATGAAGAGGCTGAAAGTTTAAGAGAAAGAATTAGACAAGCTCCTGAAAAGTTTTCTAATGCAGGGAGCAGAGGTGCTTATCGCTACCATACTTTAACTGCTCATCAATCAATAATTGATGTCGCAATTAATTCCCCTTCTCCCGGTGTAGTTAATATTTATCCTTTAACAACAGAGGGAAACCCTAATAGTGAAATTATAAACATTGTGCAGACCTATTTGTCTGACGATAAAATTCGACCATTAACAGATTTAGTTAAGGTTTTATCGCCAACAAAAAAAGATTTCACAATAGATGCAACCATTTATTTATACAAGGATGCAGATGTTACTAGCGTTCAAACAACTATTAATGCGAAGTTGAATGAATACAAAATTTCATTGTCTGAAAAGCTAGGGAAAAATGTAATTCAAACTCAAATTATAGCAATTTTAAATAGCGTTTACGGAGTGTTTAAAGTCGATTTAAAAACTCCTGCCGACATAGAAATTTCTGAATCCGAATGGGCGAATTTAACTAATTTTAATATCTCAATAGGAGGTTATGCTGATGAGTAAGAAAACTCTTGCACCGATTAATGATGTAAACCTTAAAATTTTTGATGAAATATGCGAAGAAAGATTCGCACAATTAGACTTGGAATCTCTCTTGGTTTCAATAATAGACAATGTTCCTGTTGATGCTTTGCCTCATTTAGCAGAGCAATATCACATTACAGGGAATGAGGGTTGGTTGCAGGCTTTAAGTGAAACTGAAAAACGCAACCTTATAAAATCTGCTATAAAAATGCACCGATATAAAGGTACAAAATATGCATTAGAAGAGATTTTTAAAACCCTTAATATCGTAGGAAATATTGAAGAATGGTTTAACTATGGTGGCGATCCATATCACTTCAAAGTTATTCTTCAGATTTTCAATCGTTCAATTAACGAAGAAACAGAACTCAAATTAAGAGCATTGATTGATGAATATAAAAATGAACGTTCTTGGCTTGAGGAAATTCAGTTTCACTTATCAACTTTGGCTCGTATGTATTCATACGCAGCAACTATCGAAGAAGAAACTATAACTATAAATTCTAGGAGTTAAAAATGGCTGAAGAATTTTACTCGTTAGTCACAGACTATGGTGCTGAAAAACAATTAAGATGTATAACAGAAGGCTTGCCTTTTGAAGTTACTCACATTGCTTTAGGTGATGGGAATGGCAGATATTATGAACCAA